GTGTCTTAGGTTCATTAAAAAACCTACCCCCCTTCGAAGAATTGCAACTTCCGCATAGCGTTTGAAGATTCCAGTCGTCGTCCGTGCCGCCTGCTAAGCGTGGCAGTATGTGATCAACCGAATTGCCTTCAGCACCGCATGCCTGGCAAGTGTAACCGTCACGTTGAAGGATACGCTGACGAATCTTTCGCCACTTAGATGTCGAACCATTGTCCTTCAATGCGCTTGCCATTAGTACCAGTTCCTTTCAATGTGAAACGCCCACGCCTTGCATGGCGTTTGATAACGCTTTGTTATGTATCGAAGTGTTGCGTCTATTTGGCGATAAGGGTCAAGGTCACGGTAATGCGTTGACCGCATTTGACCCAAACCGAAATGCGAACCGTTCTTCGCCCGATACGACCAACGGCTTTCCTTTGTGATGATCTTGTTGAAACACTGGAATTCTTTATAGTCAAGAATCCTTGAATGTGCATAAAGTTTCAAATGGTCTATTGAATAATTAGCAGCTGAAGCAGGGCTTGCCCCTATCGGTGCGACGAAGCCAGTGATTAACAACAACAATTGAAGTCTTTTTTTATTTATCTTTTTCTTTTCAAGATTATTTGAAAGAACTTCATTCTTATGTAAAACCCTTAAATGCGGGGTGTTGTTGTATGCGTCCAGCGTACACCCCCTCGTCAAGGGTTGAATAACTTTACGCATGGCGTTGGGCGTGTCCCACACCTTTTGCACCACTGTGGATAACGCCTGTGTATAACTCTTACCGTGTAATAATCTCAATTGAACCCCACCCTTCACGCTTGACTTCAGTCTTTGACACCTGCAATTTGCGGTGTTGTTCAATGACCACACTGTTTTTGACTGGAAATTCCCTTTCCTGTTGTGCCTGCAATAGCAATTCCCGACGTGTATCAAATACGACCAAACGCGTTTCAATTGCCAAACGATCAGCAAGTGCAAGCCACAACAACCTGTGCGTTTTCATGACGTGGGTTGCGTCGGCAATTAAGTCATAACCCGATTCAACCGCCATGATTGCCTTTGTGCGCATGTGTCGGGTGTAGGCGTTAACGTCCATGTCTTTGATCGCCCTGATTGCGTCAATGTTGTAAATGTGTTCATTGCCTGATTTGTTGTTTCGAACCCAGGTTGATTTGCCTGCCCCTGGTGCGCCCATAAGTACGGTGATCACTGGTGACCCCAGCCTTTACCCTTAAACGAAATCCCCGGGGCTGAATACAGGCGATTCATTGGCTGCCCGCAACATTGTGCCTGTCGTTCTTCATGGATTGACTTATCCACTTCAACACGGATTTTGCACACCGTGCATTCAAACTCATAGATTGGCATTTGAAACCCCTATCTGTGCAACCGTCATGCAACTGCAAATTGTGCATTGGATTGTTTCCACACCTGGCGGCAATAGGTCGGTTATCTTGACGACGATCTGACTGGTTTTCTTCTTGCACATTCGGCATTCAAATTGCACTTTGTCCATAGTTGGATTTCCTTAAATTTTCGATTGGCTGAAGATTGATTTGCGTAACCCACCAATTTGGTTGCTTACTGTGGCGATACTTTGGACGCTGCGCCATTGCAATGGGAATCCACCCTGCAATGAAATAGTGTGGGGATTGCCCTGTCACCAAAACCGCAATGTCAGTTGCACGGTCGTATTCATGAACGATCAGCTGCCCCGTGACGTATTTCGTCCAGCGCACTTCAATGCCATTGCCCACGTCGGCTTTGACCTTGCGCTTTTGTTCGTACGGGTCAAATGGTAGATCGAAGTATTTTGCAACCACCCATTCGCTGCCAATAGATTCAGCCGATTCGACCAGGTATTCAAACGTACCCAAATCCTTTTGATGACGTTGTGGGTTTTCGCTGAATTTGTTGTTGTCTGCAACAAATTTGACCGCTGCCAGCATGCAAATGACTTCTTCTTCACGAGTCAATGTCATTTTCACCGACAACCACCGCACAACCAGGCAAGTTTTTCGCCTGCCTGACCTACTTTGTAACCGAAGGCGTCCAATTTCATGATCAATGCGCACCCGTCGCATTGTTCGACTTTGTATTCGGCGATTACTTCACCATGCTTCAGCAGTTTGGCGGTCATTGTCTGCGGGTTAATTAACTCCATGTAGTCACTCATTTGAAAGTCACCCACAACATTGCAACGACCAACACGATTTCAACGCAAACCACAATTTGAATCAAACGTTGCTTTGTCATTGGGCACGCCATTTCCCATTTGAACCGAACATGTACCACTGCGGCACACATTGGGTTGCTTTGTCGCGTTCAGTGCAGAAATAACCCGCCCAATCTTCACCGTTTTTCTTCTTGCCAGTTTTCCAAACGCGGTGACCATGTGGGCACTTTGGTGCTTCTTCAACCAATTGACCGCCCAATTGCCCGTCAATTTCCGCAATGGCGTCACGCAATGTCACGCCGTCAGCTGATGAACCAAATGACGGTGTCCCAGCCAATTCGGCTTCGGCTGCGGTTTTGAAACTAGGGACGTCGCCATGCTTTTGTGCCCACGGGTCATAATCGTCAGCCGTTGATCGCGCAACCTTTGTGCTGATTGTTTCGACCTTTTCCATGTCTTGACGGGTTGGTCGCTTATCTGTCCCCAGCAATAAACCAATGGCGCGTCCAATGCTGGACGTGACCGTGTCTTCGCAAAAAAACTTTTTCATTTGCACGTTATACGTTGCCACGTTGCCGAAGGCGTAATCGATCGCTGACGGCTTTTCATCTTCATACTCTTTGAAAATTTGGGTCTGAACAAGAATAAAACCCTTTTCAGCATTAAATTCAATGATGTGGTTTTCAATACGCCCTGACGGGTGTGTCTCCCAAAACCGTTTGATTCGTGCTGCAACGTCTTCGTAGTTGTCCAGGAAGCCAGCCATTATTTGACCGCCTTATTTGCTATGTGGCGAACCATTGCCTTACGGCGTGCCATGCCTTCACGCTTGCCTTCCTTGAAGCCTTTGGCGTAACCCGCAGCGGCTGAAATAACCATAAGAATGACCAGCAGCACCAAACGCTGCAATGTCTGTGGGTCTAATAGATCAAGTACCATTTTGAATTCTCCCGATTCCAGGCGGTAAGTGTTACCACCTGACGTCAGGGTGACGCATGATTGGCGCGCGGTCAAGAACCTTGCGTATTTGTCGGCGTGTCTGCGGGCTTTTGCTTTGATTTTAACCCATTGCCAGCAAGTACCCCGCCCAATGAACCAGTCAGAAAAATTGCCAGGGTTTTCAATAGATCAATAAATGCTGCGTCATTGGGTGCTTGCGCCCCGATTGGCTGGGTTACGAAAATCAACGCATAAGTGATTCCAATGGTCACGATCAAAAACACCATTGCAAGCGTTGTGCCAATTATCAAAATCAGCTGCGCGTGAATTTCTTCGGGTGATTTACGGCGCGTTGGTTTGTGGTATGACTTTTCCAATGATGTCGTCAGTGCAAGTTCCAGTAACGACGCACTGCGGTTTTTGGCATTCGGGTTTTTCCCAATTTTCGAATTCTTGACATTCATAGCGTATCCAACCGTCATACCCGCAAGCGGTCAGGGTTAGTGCAAGTGCCCAAACCAACCCTGCCGCTGCGAATCGTCGGTTCACTTCCCCGTAGAACCGAAGGCTGTGTCGTTTGGATTTAACCAACGCAAAATGACTGGTGCGACTGCTGCCACGCCTGCCATTGCTAAAGTCTTTGGGTCAGTAACACCCGCCATGTAAAGCGCAAGTGCTGCTGCCATAAATGAACGCGCCCATGACGCGATCAGGGCTTTGGCTTGTTCCATTTTTTTGTCTCCTTCTTAGGTTTTGCAATTGATTTTGCTGGTGCTTCTACCTTTGGAAATTCTCCCTTATACGGCACAAACTTTGGAATGCCGAAACCGACAATTTCTTTTCCTTCACCGTATGCCCGAACCTTGACCATAACCATGCCGCCATTGCGCTGGTCGCCTGTCCCGCTGGTGTTTCCTTCGATCGTCAAGCATGTTTTTGTGTCAATTAGTCCAACAACAATGCCAATGTGTGAAATGCGGTCAACACCGTCGTATGGAAAATCCATAAATGCCAGGTAACCCAGTTGCGGCATGCCTGACCAACGTTGCATTTCTTTCAGTTTGTGTGCGCCCTGCGCCGTTGAAACCATTGAAGGAATCTTGACGCCTGCTTCATTTGCACACCAATTGACAAAACTGCCACACCAGGGCAAACCGTCTGCCTTTGTAAATTTGCCGTACTTTGTCAGGTTGTCGCCTTCTTCGATTGTGCCAACTTCAGCAGCTGCGACTTCGATCAACCTGGCATTTGTACCGTCAGGAAATGTCATTTTCCTAGTGTTAACCCGTCAGGGATTGGCTTTGAATAATTCCATGCAGCAATGTAATCGCCTTCACCGTCTGAATCATTTTGCAATGCGATTGTGCCGTCACGAAATGCAGCACTATCTTTTAGTTCTGCATAAGCCTTGATTATCTTGTCATAAAGTGTCATTTAATTAACTCCTAATCCATACGCCTGAAAACACCGTTTGTCCGTCGCCTGAGTCAATGCGGGTGTTTGACCCACCGACCCGTGCATAAACTTCAACATAATCGCTAGAACCATCAAAATAAATTATCGCACCACCTGAACCAGCAGCATTTAGAATACTTCCAAAACTTCCAACTCTTGCTGAAAAAGCACCATTCTTGTAAATCCACACTTCATGATAATGGTTCGAATCGGTGCTTGTGACCACCGTTGTATTTATTTGATAATAACCTGCGGTTGTTGGTGTAAATCGGCTTGAAGCAAAATTGCCAGCCGTATCGAAATCTTCTGTTCCAAAAGTGACTTTTGTTGCAGTGTTAGCAGTGATGTTTTGACCTGTTGCAGCACGGGCTGAAAATGCTGGTCCACCTGAAGCCGCTGGGGTAGCCCATGAAGGTACGCCGCCCGCAACCGTCAAAACCTGACCAGTAGTGCCAATCGCAAGTCGTGTGTTTGTGTTTGCGGTCGCTGATGAATAAGCAAGATCACCAAGCGTCGTGCCTGGTTGTAATGCCTTCAAACGCGTGTCAACGCCTTGCAGTGCGACGTCGAAGTCGGCTGGAAGGTCGGTGACTAGGTCACTCGACGTCGGAAGAACAAAACCGTAATTCGTGGTCGGGTTCGCCATGTGTGTTTCTCCTTTTCTAAGCCACTATTGTGGCATTTGCCCAGTCTAAAGTCGGCGACACGCTTGCCCACGTTTCGGTGATCGGAACGTCGTTCCAGCGCATTGCCTGCAATGAGTATGCCAACGGTGACAACAACAATGTGACGCTCAAACGGTTATAGGAAGCCTGAAACGACCAGCCTTCGACGAATCCTTGAAACGTACCCGAAGCCATGTTCAACGGCAGATTGTTCAGGGCAATTGCTTCACCCATGAAAATGTTGATTAGGTTGTCACGGTCGCCGTTATCAATTTCAGGGTTGGTCAGGTCAAATGAAATTTCACTAAAAATTGGTTGTGGCTGGGCACGCAATGATAAATAGAAATTCGCCTGGGCAGTCGCGTCAGCTGAATCGTGCAGTGTCGTCTCAATAATTTGACCAAGCGTGCCGTAAAGTGAAATTGAAGCAATGTCGCTGGCACTGACTTCGTTTTCTGAATTTGCCCCGTATTTGATTGTCAGGGCGTTGCGTACGTCACCAACACGGGTTTCAATACGCAAACCCGCTGCACGGGCATGGTTGGCGTCAAGATCAACATAACCGTTTGCTGAAAGGTAAGTCGTGCGGTGCGTACTGTCTGCGTAACCAATTCGCCCCTGGGCGTCTTCGTAAATGTATCCCAGCCCTGAAGTTGCAAGGGCTGAAACCAAACTGTAAGCGTCAATTGACCCCGCACCACCGCCACGTGCGGAAAGGTCATAATTGCCTGGACGATCAATGTCGCCCAAACCTGTGTTGCCAGCAGTTGCCCATGTGACGGTTGGGTCATAGGTTGCCCATGTCAACGCCCCTGGCACTTCAGCCCAGGTTTGAAACAAAACCGACTGAAGCACTTCGAAAATCTGATCACCGTCAAAATCGCGTGGCAATGCGTCTGTAAAAATAGATTTTGGCAGGCGTGCCAATGCGCCCAACGCCGTGATCGAATACGTTTGCGTGAACATGGTCGTGCCCACGTCACGCACTTCCAAACCAATGTCAACAACATTGCCGCCAAAAATCGCAACAAATGTGCCTGAAGTGTCTTGAACTGAAACGCCAATTGTTGAATTGATGTTGACGGGGATTGCGGTTTGATTAACGTCTAGCAGCTGAAGATTAACGTAACCCGCCTGTGCCTGTTCATAAATGTTTGTTCGACCGCTGCGAATTGTAAGATTTGCCAAAACTGCGTCGGTGTATTCCACACCGTCAATTTCAACCAACCAAATGGGTGACCATTGCGTCATGTTAAATCGCCACCAGGTTGGTCGCGCCGCCTGTTCCGCGATAGTAAGAATTGTTCAGGGTGTCAACGATCGTGCGGGCAGTGCCTTCCTTATCAAATGCACCAGTTACGGTCAGGTTGATTGTTGTGCCCATGCTTGCATTTTCTGCCATGCGGAAACGCCCAACGTCAAAACTGGAAGGAATGCCAGCACTGGCAACTGCCGCGCTTGCCGCAACGCTTGCTGCCGCTGCAACACCCCCACCGCCGCCGCCACCCGTGCCTGATGTTGTTGCACCCCCTGACGGTGCTGGAATTGTCGGAATCTTCGGCACTGATGTTGAAACTGTCGGTGTCTTGATTGAAGGAACGCTGACCGTTGGCGTTGAAATCTTTGAAACATTTGGCAAAAATGGAATGGCGTTATAGGCAGAAATCAACGCGTTTATTCCAGCAACCGCCCCGGAAATTAAACCGTTCAAAATCTTGACAACGCCTGCAATGACGTCAATGACGCCGCCTGCGATTTTGCCAGCAACCTGCAACGCCCCGCCCAATACCGTGCCAATGACGGGTGCAAGGTACTTTGCAATATATCCGCCAAATTCCTGAAAGATTGCAAGGTTGTCACCGATTGCGTCGCGTACATAACCAAACGCTTTGACCAAACCGTTGATGATTGGTGTAAATGTATTCTTCAAAATGTTGCCTACGTTTGTGACAACGCCGCCCAAATTGCCTTCAGTGTTTGAAAACGCTTCAGTGAATTTTTGAACTAGTGGAATGACCTTATCCGAAAACGCAGTTGCTAGTTGAAGCACAATTGGAAGCAACGCCGTTCCAATGGTTGTTTTTGCATTTTCCAGTTGGGCAGTCAAAATTCTAGTTTTGTTGGCTAGTCCGTCGGACGTACGTTCAAAATCACCCTGTGCCGCGCCTGTTTGTTTATAGATCAATGCCTGGGCAGCTAAAACCTTTTGTTGTGGCGTCAGCGCATTTTTGGTTGTGCTGATAATTCCCAATTCTAACGCTGCCTGACGAAGTGAAGCGTCGTCAAGCAAAACACCGTAAGCACGCAGCGGTTCGGCTTCACCGCGCAAGGCTGAACCAATGGCGTTGATTGCTTGTTCGGGCGACGTGTTATTGAATGAAGCAAGGTCGGAAGATAGTTTTACGAAATCGACTGAAAACTTTGAAAGGTCTTGACCCGATAATCCAGCAGCCTTGCCAAATGTGGCAAATGTTGCAGCAGCGTCCAACGCCTGTTGTTTGGTCTGACCCAATGAACTGGCAGCACCTTCGGCAAACTTTTCGATTTCCTTTGAAGTGTCGCCAAATAAAACGCCAACCTTTGAAACGGTTTCCGATAAGTCCGACGCAGCCTTGACCGCTTCAACACCAATTTTGATTGCAAACGCCCCTGCTGCGACGGTTGCGGCTGCTAAGGCTGCGCCTGCAACCTTGCCTGCCTTTGTCATTTTGTCGCCGAAAGTATCAACGTCTTTCGTGGCTGATTTCAGCGATTTGTTAAGGTTGTCAACGTCGCCAAGAATCGAAAGTTTAAGGGTACGACTGCCAGCCATTAGTCAAATTCCTTTACAACTTTGACAAATGCGTTTTCCCAACGCTTGACGATCTCAGGCTGGATTCTGCGCAATGTCGGATAGATAAACCAGCCGCGTGAACCGCGACCTTCACGACCTGACCACACTGGAAATTGCTTTTTTGTATTTGAACCAAATTCATTCCCTGCCCACAATTGTTGCGTTGTTCCGCCGCCTGAAAACTTTTGCGCTGCGAATCCGTAGCTGATTTCGCCAATTTTGGAAGACTTTGAAACCCTTGCACCCGTGGCAATTCGTACTTTTGCACGTTGGTTTGTGTTGCTGGTCGCTGCTGCGTCAATGACGCTTGAACGTACATAGTCAGCCAATTCGCTGCTGATGACTTTTGCCTGGTTGGTTGCTTCTTCGTCCATTGCTTTGAATGAACGGGTTATGGCGCGCAATTCCGCTTTGTCATAACTGATCGCGTCAGTTGCCATTTGCCCGCCTTTCTAAAATTTCAATGACCGTCAAAATGTCTTCGGCACTTTCAAATTCGCTGGGCGGTAGCCCCGTTGCCAGGGCTACTTCCCAAACGATTCGGCTTAGGCTTCCGACTGGGTGGCTTTTGGGTTTGCTTCACCGACGATCACTTCGGAAATGGTTTCCGTCCATGCTTCGATTGGCTTGACTGGTTTCCCAGCGGCTTCCCGCTTCATGGCGTGATAGGCAAGAAATACCAAATCGGAAATTCC